CGTAAATGCTCCCCAGTTAGGGGCTATACGTTACCCCAAGGTGCCGCTATGCGGTAACCCGGGATAGATCCTGCGTGTTGAGGCGTTGCCTCGCCCGTAGGACGAGCTCTCCAAGTTCCTCGGAATTTGGGAGCCCTCTGTAGAAATCCGGATCTAAGATCCGATTCTGCAGCAGTCTGTCACACACGTTTATGAGGTGTAGGACAGGCTTCGTCAAGGGGTCCCCCATCAGGACTCCTTGCCGTAGGGTGATCACGCGGACGTCACCGTCCACGGGATCCCCGAGATCCTTCAGAAGGCCAGTGGCCTTGAAGTAGATCTCGCGAGGTTTGTAGCAGGTTTCTACTACAATACCTTGCAGTACCTTTGGAATGCCACACTTGACCATCCAAGGTACTCCGAGACTGGCTGCAACGGAGTGTTGTAGCCTATCGGTTGCCTCTGAGTAATCCGTTGAGGATACAAAGAGGTCCTCGAAGGTGTCCGTCCGTTCGACGTAACCCTCGAAAGGGGTCTCCTCCCTACTTAGTAGAGAGAAGACCTCCCTCCTCTCCAACTCGTTCGAAAACGAGTTGAAGAAGTTCCAGCCGTGGTTTGATGCACTCATCCCAGACTGGCTGCTCCGGATCCCTTTTGCAAGGGGTTCGGAGCAGATCTTGCTCACAAGATCGAGAACGATCTTGAGGCAAGCACGGGCCTTGGTAACGCTTCGCGCTTTACCAGGCTCCTTGACCACCGTCAGAAACGCCTTGCGCAATTCGACGGGTGGTGTGTGGAGAACTCGGTCCAATGAGACCCAGAATATAAGTTCTCCAACGGAGTCGAATTCGTCGGGAAATACCCAACGTTCGACCCCTCCTGTGTCGAGGTTCCGGACTGGAATCTGTCGCACAGGTCCGACGTCGCAAATCATTTGTTTGATCTGCTCCGTCGTTCCGCCTTCGCGCCGGGTCTTTTCCCAGCACGCAGCGGAGGTCACCGTGACTCTGGCCTTAGTGCCGAGACCGGTGACCGCGGCGACTGGAAGGTCTCTAAGGACCTCTCTAATCGCCAGCTCGCGGAGAGTCCGAACTGTGTCGGACTCCGCGGGCGCCTCCAGGGAAACGGTCTCAAGGAATTTCCGTTTCGCCTGGAGCACGACGAGGGGCGGCGGTGTACCGCAGCCTCTCGTCTGGGACAGAATACCTATGATGCATAGGTATTCGTGGCCCGTGGCTCCAC